ACACCGTCACCGCCTGCGTAAGCGCCTGCCGTGAACGCGTTGTTCAGAACGGCAGCAGCTTTCACCTGCTTGGTGTGAGCCATCGAGCGGGCGAGGGCTTTCGTGTAACGGCTGCCGAGGCGGTCGTACAGGTTGTCCTCGATTGCTTCCTCGGTGATCGAGAAGGCAAGCGCGATGGTTTCGTGGTTGTACCGAGCGGTGTATGCTTCGTTGGCATCGTCGTAATTGATGCCAGCGCCTTCCGCTTTGGTCGGTGCCGATCCAAACCCGGATAGCATGACTTCCTCTTCGAATGCTCGATCCGAAGACTCGGTGGTGTAGATTTCGGAGTGCTGGTTCTCGTAACGAGAGTACTCCATGCCGAAGAGGGCGTTAAGACCCGGCTCCAGCTCTTTCGCGAGTTGTGCGCGCGAGATAGCCATGTTTCAGCCCTCCTTAGACGCCGGTCGTCGAAACAGTGCCAGCAGCAATCGAGCCGTTCGGCGCGTTGAAGCTGTTGTTCAGACGAACGATTACAGGAATACCAGCAGCGGCGAAGTCCTGGTTCTCAACATCATCCTGAATGCCGATGATGCGGAGGTGCAGAGCCGCGGTGGTCGCGATGGTGCTCACGCCAAGCTTGGCCGACGAGATACCGGTCGTGGACGAGCCGGAAGTCGCGGTGGCGACGTTTGCGTTTGCGAAGACGTGGCCACGAGCCGTCGCTTCGTTGGTGAGCGAGGCGTCTGCCGCGATCACGAAGGTCTGGTTCGGGTTGTCGTAGACATACGCCTTCACCGGGTGATTCGAGTCAGCACCCGAACCCGGCCAGTGGTTCGACCACACCGTCTTACAGGTGGTGGACGAGACGTATTCACAGCCCCAGAAAACACCCAAGAGACTAACAGAGCCACCCGCAGCCGCGCCGACGATGTCGATATAACCGGTCGAAAGCGGAATAACGGGAGAGCCCTGATAGATCGCGTTGGTGTTCCCTGCGGCAATACGATATTCGGTTGCACCGGTGGTGTTGGCACCCTGGCCGTTAACACCAACGGGGCGCAGACCGAAGGCAACATTGGAGTTTGCCATGGTATTGCTCCTCTAAGCAGTTACTCGGAGTCGCGAGCGCGGCCTCCGAAGGATACACGACTTTGCCGACTAGAATTAATCGGCATTGAAGGATGCTGTTCCTTCATGAGATCCTGATCAACGGCCTGCATTTGTTCTCGGGTACGGCCCCCGTAATACGCGTTTCTTTCAGATGCAGTCTCGACAGGCATACGGCACAACATCAAGCCACCTTGTCCAATAACACCCTCGTACTTCCCGCTGTCGATGACAGGCGCTTGGTAGTTCGGATATTCTTCGGCACGAACAGGTTCCCATCCTTCACGGATCTTGGCGTGTACGTTCATCTTGTCCTCTTCCCCACGCATGGAGACACGGACCCAGCGATGTACATACCCTTCCGGGGGAGGCGGGGCCTCAAGGTGACTGGGCGGTGCCCATGGTTTGCGGCGCGTGGTAGTTTCACGCGTTTCGGTCTCACGCGGTGCTCTGTTTGTCATGCCGGTCACTCCTTTACGTACTTGGCATATTCCTCGAGAGGAACGTTAAGCTTTTTCGCAATGGCGACCTGCGATGGCGTGAGCTTCACGGTCCTGCGCCCCGGTTTTGTACTGCGAGATGCGGAGGATACAGCCGAGGCGACCTGAGATCCCCCTCCCGATTTCTTCTCCGTAAACTTGTGCGGAAACTCTTTCCGCAGTCTACGGTCAAGCTCACTATAATACTCATCGCTCTGCGGGTCAAACCCCTCGTCTTCGATGAGCGTCTGGTGAATCGCAAAAGCACCGGTCGTCATGACACGGTCTTCCCCAAACCACTTGTTCCGTTCCGCCCAGGACTGTGCCTTGGGGTCCGGTTGTGCTTGGCGCTGCGGCTGAGCCTGAACCTGCTGTGGAGCAGGTTGTGGAGCAGGTTTTGCTTGCTGCCGCTCAAACTGAGCCTTCGCCGTGCTATAGCGTTGCTGCTCATTCGTGAGCTTCGTCAGCTGGATCTGTGCTTCTGCCAGAGCCTCCGAGTCACCCGCGTCGTACGCAGCCTTGTACGCCTGTTTTGCAGCTGCCAGCTGAGTGGTCAACCGCGAGCCATACTCACTGAGGTAGCCAGAGTCGAGCTTCTGCACTCGGCTCTTGAGCTGCTTGTTCTCCTCAAGGAGCTGCTGTGCCATTCGAACAGCCTCCTCACGGTCCCGCTCTTCTTTGCGGTACTTGTCCGTGAGCTTTTTGATGCGCTGCTGCACACCCTTGCTGTAGGAATCAAGTTCAGAGTCGGCCTCCGCCTCCGCCTCCGGACGCTGCTCCTCAGAAGTATCTTCCGTCTCAGCGACGGCCTCCACTTCCTCTGTTTCAACTTCAATTCGTTCTTCAGACATGGGACCCCCTTATACGTGCTTGACGTCGTCTGGTTCTAGAAGTGTGGCAATGACCTCGTCGTCATTGATGATGCGAACCTCGCCACCATCAATCTTGAACCGAGATCCAGAATACCTGCCGATACAGACCCACTGCCCTGCTTTGCACCAGGGCTCTGCTCCGGGGCCAAACTTGTTGGGGTCCTGATAAGCGAGCGGCCCAAGCTTCAGCACGTAGGCCACAACGGTTGCCACAGACTCGCGTTCCCGAACCTCGTCGGGGACATACAACCCGCCAGCGGTCTTGGCGCTGCCTTGGTAGGGCATGACCAGAATACGCCAGCCCGTGGGCTGTGGAAGTCGCTCTAGGAGGGGTTTGTCCAGGAGAGAGGGGTCTAACACCCTCTCGTCCGATTTCACGTACGCGCTTTCCAAAGACGTAGCTGGAGCTACTTGCTCCGCTCGTTCCTTGTTGATTTTCTGCGCGACATGGTCAGGAAGATATAAGGTCTTCGACATCGTCTACGTTTTTCTCCAGCAGGGCCTTGATTTCTTCTCGGGCAAAGGAGAGGCCCCGGATCTCCCCTACCGTCATCTTATACTGCTCCCAGCTCTGGACAGAACCGTGAGTGATAGCAGAAGCGAGATCTTTCTCCCGCTCATGCAACTTCTTATACAAGTACTGCGCGAGTTGTACTATGTCCATCACAAATAGTCACTGTATTCGTCCTGCATGTCGGAGGTGATCGGACCACCCTCCACCCATTCATCGCAGGTGTTGTCGCGCATACATGCGAATTTCAGCATCTGGCAGTAGCCCGTCTCCCCAGACTCGTCGCCCAAGCAGTCCAGCATGTCTTCCGTCTGGTTGTACATGCCACAGTTTCCGCACACCTCGGTGAGGCGGAATGCCGATCCTTCGTTCGGGCCACGGTAGTTGTGCTCGTCGATCGCCATCTGGCGGTTCTCGGCGTTCAACTCCGGATCCTGAGTCGGAAGAGGGCAGGACTTGCCTTCCTCGTTCTCTTCCATCTTATCCACCGGCATGCCGTCTGGCAGGATGGTGATCATAAACGTGGTCATGTTAGCCCCCACATTGGCGCTCATAGGTTTCGTTATGAACGACGGTGTCAGCCAGGAGCTGACGATCGTTCTGCAGCAACGAGTCTACAACATGCTCGTTCGCAAATAAATGCGGCTTTGCAATGTCGCAGTAGGTGTCAACTGGGATCAGCTTCGCGCAGCCACTTAGAAGCACGCTTGCCAAGGCCAATGTCGTCCAAAGTCTCAACTTCATTCTCTACCTCTCGGCGCATCCGCATGCTATCGATCAAGTGCTGATCAGCTTCGCGCTCATACTCATGCTGCCCTTGCTTCTTGCCGCGGAAGTAGGCCGCTGCAATCGCAGCAAGAACAACCCCCGCAGCCATCAAGTACATCTTGAAACGGGCAAGCAAGAACATCAGCGGTCTCCCGCCTTCCACTTCTTGATGCGCTCCATGTCAATGATCCCGGTCGCGCCGAGTACGATCACCGCCAAAACAGCCATGATCAGGAGCTGAGGCCACTCCAGCCCACCGAAAACGCCAACCATCGGGGTAGCAATGCTCGCAATCTTGGTGACCTGAGAAGCTTGGATCGTCTTCGACTGTGCGAGAGACGTCCGTTGTTCTGGAGATGGTTTGTTTTCCAGCCATGGCTTCACCTTAAATCCGGGGCATGCCTTGTTCGCGTACTCGTTATGTCCCGAAACCTTCGTAATAGATGGGAACTCCACCTTCAGGGAAGCGATCAATTTACGCAAAGCACGTTCTTGCGCGGGAGTGTAATGGTCTTCAAATTTGTCGGTGGCCTCAGAACCATGTCCGCCCAGCAAGCACACCCCGATAGTCGTTGCGTTCTTGCCCTTGGTGTGCGCGCCAGGGATTTCTTCAGGGCGGCCAGGAGCCATGGACCCATCGCGGTCCATGACCCAATGATATCCGATATTGTACGTCTGACCTTGGTACTCGGCACCCCAGCCGTTGTCCTTGTGCCACTTGTTGATCTCGTCTCGCTTCCACTCAACGGGCTGACCTTCGCCCCAGTTTGGCGCAGTGGCCGAGCAGTGGATCACGATTTCGTCTATCTGTCGCATTAGAATGTCCCTCTGAACGTGTTCGCCTTAGCGGATGACGAGAACCGAGATGATACAAGACCCCCGGTTTTCATTTTCTTCTTGCCAGCTTCACTCAACGCAATAGCAATGGCCTGCTTCTGAGGGCGGCCCTCTTTCATGAGGGTGCCGATGTTGCTGCTGATCGCCTTTTGAGACTTACCTTTTTTCAACGGCATAGCTCACCCCATCATCATCTTCTGGCGTTGGACATCAATCCGCTCGCGGTTGGTTTCGTCACGCTGCGCGGCGATATCTTCTTGGCTCTCGATCCGTGCAGCGTCGGTCGTTGCCCGCTGCTGCATCTTCTGGGTCTCCAGCTGGATCTGAGCCGCATCGCTGATGGCCTTGCGCTGCAGATCCTGCTGTCTGATGCCCAGCTCCTGCATGCGGATCTGAACAAGCGGATCGGCCATCGGATCCTGGCCGGTAGGCATGAGCTGCGCCAGAACCTCCTGCATGATGTTGGCTTCCTGCATGGTCACCAAACGCTCAAGCTCTTCCGGCTTCTGCATCTCTTGCTGTACCTCAGCGATCTTCTGCTGCGCCATCATCGGATCAATCCCGCCCGCCTGAGCCAGGATTTGCGTCTGCTTGATCAGGGCCTCAATATCAGCCATGACCATCTGACGTGCACGTTGCGAGACGTGCTCCATGATGTGGGCATAGAACGTGCCGATGACCTGCGGCGACGTAGACACCAGAGGCGTCTTCATGAACATCAGGTGCATCTTGATGTGCAGGTCGTGATCCTGATCCGGGAAGGTCCGCAGAAGCTCGCCCATCAGAGCACGAGCATTCTCGATCGCCGGATCCATAGGCTTGGGCTCCGGAGGCGGAGGTAGGATCTCATCGATGTTCTGCACCTCCAGTGCTTGGTACATTCGACGGAACGCCGCATGCATGTTGTGGAGCTGCGGGTTGGACTGTGCCAGCTGGAGTTGCGTCTGCGCCAGAGTAACACGTTGCGCCATTGAGAAGATATTCGG